GGTTTAATTCTAAGTTTTTTAATTCCTTTGGTATTGTTTGTATTTCTTGCAAACTTAGCGGCAAAGTTCTTGTTCGTGGTGAACCAACGCCCCACCAGTTCCTGTTTAGGGTCCGTATCAGGTCTAAGAAATGGTTCCTGACCGGGATAATTTTCTGCGCGGTAAAGGGTTATAGGTTTATTGGCTTTCTTGACATCCTTAAGATTATCTCTTTTTATTTGTTTAAGACCTTTATTCAGAAGCCTACCTTTCGTCTTCCATGATAACTTATCAGTCTTTGTAATAAGATCAGCTACCTTCTTGTGTATTTTAAGGACATCTAAAATGCTCATGTCTAACCACAACTTTGCATTGATTCAGCCATCTCGCCTGCACGATTGGGTGTTTGCTTCGCCCAACGAGAGTCGAGCATCTGTACGTGCGCCTCGAAATAATTAGGTGGGTCCTCTTCAAGGGCCGACCACATCTTTCGGAACTTCTGGACGCCGGCGCTTCCAAGCTGAAAAATCATCTCAATTATCAGGAATTTTGCATCGTCTGAAATCTTAAGATCCTTGCACATGCCTTCACCCTGATTGATTGCATACTGCAAGTCTTCTTTCAGGATCTTTTCCAGATATTCCTTGTCATATTTCTTTCCGTCTTCCCAGTGGTCCTCCACGCAGAGGTGGCCGAACCCCACGGTTCTTTTGTTTAACGTATCGCGGTATACAGTGTCCCTAAATCCTTCATGTTTCTTGACTGACTCCAATAATTTATCATAATTCATCCCATTATCCCTACGTAAGCTGCGCGTAAAATCAACGCCATCACACCAAATGAAACAGTCCATACGATCTTGAAAATAGTGTCAACCTTTCCTGAGATGTGGGAGATATGGTTGTCCAGCTTCTGGTTGATGAGCTTCAACTGACCTTCAATCCTTATGATGTCCTCACGGTTCTGTAACATTTTTTCCTCAGCCACCTAAATTTTTCCACCCCTTCTGTAGTTCCTTCTGGACCAGTTTTTAACTTTAATATTACGCATAGGGCGTTTAGATTTTTTTATTTTACTGGGACGTATTTTTTTTATTTTTTTTAGGGCGCTTATCGCTTTTTTAATTACTCCTGACATGTTTATCTCCTTAATGTCATTAGTCCACCTTGGGCTGCAGCACCATACTGCGCTGCCAAAGCGGCATCTGTGTCACCTGTGTACAATGCCTGCGCTGCACCAGGAGTTAGGGTATCACTTGTATCAAGTGATGATCCAGCAACCGGAGCTGCGGAAACCATTTGTGTTTCTTCCACCATGTCTTCCTGGACAGGTTGATTAGGAGCCATAGGCGCCATAGTAGGAGCCTGTAAGTTACTTTCTTTCCTTGGAAGTAAATTTTGTATCTTGTTTCCTATGTTCTCTTGCACACCTTCTAGGAATGATCTTCTTTTTTGAGGACGAAGAGCTTCCTGCTCCATTGATTCAAGCTCCCTATCTATTTGTTCAATCTCATTTTTAAATACATAAAAAATTCTAGCCAGCGCCATGTTTCTTGCACGTTCTGGTAATCTAAAGTCAATGGCATTCTTAAAGACACGCATGTTAATTGGGCTGGTCAATATTTTTCCTGCTTGCCTAGTTAAAAGTGTTCCTAAAAGAACCATCCCTAAATCAGTTCCACCGAAAAATCCACCAATACCAGTCGCTGCCGCCGCGGTTCCACCGTGGGCAACAGGTTCAATGTTACCAAGTGGCATGAATGCTTTAATGGCTCCACGTAAGCCGGAGATCTGTGCACGTCTGGCGATGAATGTACTGATGTCTGGAACACCATATTTAAATACATCCTCTACCATGTTTACCCACGTCTCAAGGTCACTTACTGTTGGAAGTTTCGCTGTACTGCTTTCCACTCCCTCCATGACAGCACCTGGGATGGCGCCTCCTGGTCTTACAGTAGCGTCAAATCTAGCAGGGTCAAATTTACCCACGTCAGTAGCGGTTGTCGCACGTCCTCCTCCTGTCGTCGGAGAAGCACCCGGCATCATTTCTTTTAATGACTGGTATCTGTTTCCAGCCTTGTCATTCAATCCTAAAATAGATCTAAATTTCTTAAAATTAATCTGGTCAATTCCTTCTTTCGTTCCCTTCTCTACTGAATCCTCAAAGGCATCCTGAAGGAAACGTCGAGTTGTCTGGTTGAATACATCCGGTCCCACTATGTTTTTAAAAGCCCTAATGGCAGATGGATGGTTGGCGTCAAAGGCCGTCGCGAATAAATCATCCGCGGCTTTTGGTCCTTGTTCCGCCAGCCTTAAAGTAAATCCAAATTTACTTACACCTTCAAACTTCTTGGCTGCCGAACTNTTAAAAAGAAGCATGCCATTAGCGGCATAGTTATCAAAGTCATCCAGCAGTCTTCTTGCTTGACTGTTTTCAACCGTTCCTAGGGAAGCTTCCGTTGATTTTTTAATGCTAGTAAGGGCATTCATTATATCAGGATTTTCTTTGTATCTTTTTGCCCAGTGCTCTATGTCCTTGAACATTTTTTCAAGTTCAACGATGGAAAATTTCTTTCTCGTTCCCACCACTTGTTGAAGTGTTTCATTCACCCAGTTGTAGAAAGCTTTTTCCCCTTCCGGAAATTTAATGAGAGGGCTGAGTCCTATGTCAGGGACAGTATGTGACCTACTAATAATACGTCCTGATTCATCAAACATTCTTGAAGTCTTAGGAGCATCATCCAATAGTCCTTCCATTGTCGCCCTAATAGGTGACGCATCAATAGTGTATCCTGTTTCCTTGGCGTGTCTTCTGAATCTATTTAATTTTCTTTTTAAGTTGGCGAGATAACGCGCCGCTGTTTTATTTTTTGCCATCAATATATTGTGTGACATAAGCTCACGTGTCGCCACGGTAGGCGCATAAGAAGCAAACATATTGTGCCACAGGTTAACTAAAATCTCACCCTGTTCTTCCAGGTTCATTTTAATGCCACCACCTATGTAAGGAAATCTACCNCCTGTTTGAATGACAGTTCCAAGTGCAGGATATCCAGATGTAGCTAAGGAGTATACTGTTCCCTGAATGGGCATTTCACCAGCACCTCTTTCAATGTTACCCCAGTAAAAAGGAAACAATCCTCTTCGTAATTCATTAATATCATCCAGACCGCCTTTAATACCCCAAGGAGCAGCGTAAGTTGGTCCACCTGGAANGATGGAAATTCCTCCCATTTCAGCAGGAAGCTTTCCTTCAACACCGTATCCACCTGTTGGAAACTTATCCAATAGTTTTTCACCGGCTATAATTTTCTCTTTTGATTCTTTTCCTACTCCAGCGAGTTTACTTCTTGTTATGTTTCTTAATCCGTTATAGGCAGGTCGAAATCCCATGACAACCGTTCCTAATAAGGCGTCCGTTGTCGCTAAGTCAGCAGTACGGTAAGCTCTTTGTGCCAGACTTGGCCTGTTAATAGCGTATGTTTTAGGGTCACGTCCTTCCAGTTCAGCCTTAGCCTTAGCTCCTTGATTATATAAATCCAATCCTAGTTCATATCCAAAGTAAGCCGCTCCAACAGCGAACGCTCCACCTAGTACACTTGATGCAAATTTCCATGCACCTGGGACGGGAGCCTTNGCTCCAATCTTAGCACCTGCTGTAAATATATTACCAAGAGTCCTAGCGCCTTTGTTCGTAACGCCGTATAAACTGGCTGCGGTTCCTAAAATAGTCTCCGCTGCGATCTCNANTTCTGGAAAAGGATTAGGTCGATCCGTGTCCAAATAAAAAGGATCCGGATCTACAGTTGAAATGTCAATCGTGCCGGGCAAGTTAAACTCCTGCGGAGCATACCCTGACATCTTTATCATTTTTATGATTGACTGTTCCGCGAACTTAAGTATTTGTGGATTAGGTGGTTCTGTCTGGTCATATTTCCTTACGGCCGCCTGAAACATTTCAGCTGCACGCGCACGGACAATTTCTTTTGGATTTTGTTTTCTAAGGATCATCTTTCTTTCAAAAGACGAATCCTGTTTTTCTTTTATAATCTGTTTTTGCCGGTAACTGTTCATGAAAGGCTGACCCGGCGAAAATACATCAGCTACTCTTCTTCCAGCCCTTGAGAAGGCGTTACCAAGAGGCTCGGCCCAAGGTTCTACATACTTTTCTCTATGACCACGTATCCTTTCTTCCGGTGCCGTGATGGGTCTTCCACCCGGATCAATGCTTGTGTACTCTTTTGATGGTGCGGGTTTAGGTGCACGATCTTCAAAGCCACGTACTTTAGGGATGATATCAAATACGGCCATTATTGCACTCCTAATGATTCAAAATAATCTGAAATATAATCATCAACATTCATGCTAGGATCCAAGTCAGATCCAAATACATCTTCTTGAATTCCAAAGGTTCCACTTTGCAGTCCTTCCGTAAAGAACGCCCTAATGTCTTCTGTATTATAAACCCCACCCCCTGATTTAGGAGCACCTGGATAAATAAGTCCAGGCATTTTAATCCATGTTTCAGTAGCTGGAAGAACAGAATGTTTACCTTGCGCCTCTTTAATTTGCCCCCACATGTTATAGGACATTATTGCCTTATTAATCAGATGAAGTCCTCCACCTGAACCGTCAGGTGCGCCAAAGCTTTTATCAATAAGATCCGGTGTTATTTCATTTTGGGCTGCCCTCATACTTCGTGCCCAATCAGTCAAGAAGTTTTTGAAATATCTGAATTGTTTATTAACCAGATCAATGGGGTTCTGCCACTTGGTTAAATCAATATCAGCCTTTGAATCCTTGATCGTATCGTGCAACAGACGTCCTGTAGGCTGCTTGTAACGTGCAACAACCATTCCAATTTGGTTTTTATACTGTTCCATGAGTCCAATGTTGGAGTTGTCCCAAGGATTAGACTGCGCACCAATCTTAAGTTTAAGTGAGAGTGGTGTTTCGTATATATCCCCTATTTCAGTTTGTGCTGTTCTTAAATTACCAGCCTGGTCACGGTAAGTATATGTCTGTCCGGCGTATATTCCGTCCCTATCAGTGAATGTTCCATCATTATTTAACTTATCCAGGCTTTCAACATCAACAAGACGACCGTTATCGGTGTCCATGTTTTGCATCCAGTATTCATCAACCTGTTTGAACGCTTCCTGGTAATTTTTAGCCATGCTTGCCATAACTTCTGACTCGTCATTGCCCATCCAAGGCGCCATGGAAGCTATTTGTTCCCATGGAGCTAAAAATTCCCTTGTTTTTTCAAAAGCAATTCCTAAAGGACCTATGTATTTATCGGAATTAAATGTTCCGTTAGGGTTGTAAGTAGTAATGTAGGACAACATGTTGGCGATATCCGGTAGACCTCTTTCAAGAACCCTTGCATATTTTTCAGATTCATCACGTGCCGAGGCTCCCTCAGCACCAGGTTCTCCCACGCCAAAGGCGCCGAATGCTCCACTCTCTCCCGTTGTAGCTGCGTCAAGCAACGTGTACAAAGGAGGAAGTCCTTTAGATGTTAATACTTGGTTGACATCCATCATACCTTTTGATTGAAAGTCCTTACTAAAACCAAATCCAGTTCCAACAGGTGTATAACCTATAGGAATGTACTGGTTATTTTCATCCAATTCATATCCAGTTCCATCCTCTTTCATTTTGTAACTAATTTGATGTGGATAAATCATTGTACCTTTACCTGGTCCAAATGCATCATCTTGGTTGTTAGCTTCCTGCACTAATTGAAAAGCCGCAAGCGCTAATTCTTGGTCACGTGTGTTCTGGCGGTCAGAGATGGCTAGCATCTGTGGTAGTATCTGTAATCCAGCTTGCCCTGCAACGTCAAAAAACCCTGATAAGCCACCACGTAAAGTTTTTCCCGTCATTAGAGCTGATCCTAACTGCATTAAAAGATTTATGTTATCCTGTCTTGTTGGATCACCCACCAGTTCATTCAGTTGTTCCTTGATCGCCTCCACTCTTTTCATGTCAATCTGCTCTATGTCCTTCTGCTCGGCGTAGTTGGATGCACCGTTGGCTAGACCTGAAATCTTCAGGTTCATGTCCATTTTGTTTTGAGGATTTTCTTTTTCTACTTTTACTTGATCTTCATTAGGGTTCGCAAAAATGTCAGCGGATAGTTGGTTTGATCCTTCAAAGGTTTCAGTTCCTTCAGCTTCCGCCTCAAGATCTCCACCTGTGATGGCAGTCACGGCGTTATCTTTAATATTCTTAATTTTATCCGTCAGGCTGTCTGCCTTGCTGATGATTTTTTCTTTATTGATGATGTTATTATTATCAGTGACAACTCTTTCCTTCACCACTTCATCTGGTTTCTTCTCGGGAGCTAAAAGATTATATCCTGTTAAGCCATAACCCAATCCGTATCCAGTTTTAAGTGATTTTCTGTGAGGCCAAACCAGTCTTGTAACACCACGTGGTTTTTTAGTTAGTGGAACGGATCCATCAGGAAGATGTCCCTGATCCCATCTGTTAAGTCTTGTTATAAAATCTTTTGGTTTTTTTAATGTCTCCCAAATTTTTTTGGCAGCTCCGCCTGGACCGTAGTGCTGTCGGTTTTGAAACATGGGCCTGTTTAATATTTTATTCATGAGACCCTTTAATTTTTCTTGGCAAATCCTTGGTATGCAGCGAGCCCTGTAATTCCGGCCCCTACTGCTTGCGCCAAAGGATTAGTGCCTGGTGCCGTTGACATCGTAATGGATGAAGCACTGGTTGGAGAGCCTTGGAATATGTCTGAAACAAATCCAGCTCTTTGGTACGGCTCGTAAAGTTGAGACATTTGTTGTTTGAAAGCTGCGTCAGCCTGCATCTGTGCGTTCTGTTGCTGCAATGTTCCAGTCTGCATGAGTCCTGTCACATCAGCTTGCTGCTGTTTCTGCTGTTGCTGTCCTAAACCTGCCGCTAATTGAGCACCTTGCTGCAGTCGTTGCTGTTGGTTCTGGAAATCCTGCATAGACATCTGCTGCGCCTGTCCGTATCCTTGTGCCAGTGACTGCCCTACCGTCTTAGCCTGTTGTCCGGAAAGTTCCGCTGCCTGCACTCCTTGTCTCGCTCCACCAAAAGCTCCAGCCTTTGATGCCTGCATGTTAGCCTGGTTTTGAGCTTTGGCAAACTGATCCTCAATTCCCTGTGTCACATAATCCTGATAAGGATTTAAATAATTCTGATAGGAAGTGGGGTCGTAAGCCCCCGTTGATTGACCAGCCATTCCTGCGGCTGCATCTATGTAGTTTTGATAAGTGCCTAATCCTTTTTGTTGTCGAGCAAAAGCATCTTGCTGTGTCGGTTGAAAACCGGCTACCTGTTGTGTTGGTATGTTGAGCCCTGTTCCAGCTAGCTGACTGGCCGTGTCCATGAGACCCAGCTTACGTGCTTCTATCTCCGGCGCCTCCCTTACATACTGGGTTTGCGTCGTAACATCAGGATAATTANTTCCTCCACCAAAACACATTTAATTGTACCTCCACATGGTTCCCATGTTTTTAAATTTTAATCNTTCGTATAAGGCAGGCCTGTCAAGTCCTGTTATAATAGGCATAAGAACTGTCTTATCGCGTTTATACTCCTTAATCTTATTCAACAGTTCCTTCGCTATTGCATAGCTCCTGTATTCCGGGAGAACATAGAACCATGTTTCTGCAATAAACTGCTTAGAGGAAAACCACCATGCTGATGATGTTGCCCCTATGCTTCCAACAATCTTTTCACCGTCATAAGCGCTGTAAATGAGTCCGTCTTTATAGTGTTGATCCACTGTAAATGACACTCTGTCACGCTCAGCTTGAGGATAAATATCACTGAACTCTTCACTGAATTTAAGAAGTAATTCAACAATATCCTCAAGGTCCTCGAATACAGGGTTCCTGTACTCTATGACTTTATCTTTTCCGTTTTGCAACTTTTCCACCTTTTTTATAGTCATCAGGATTTCTTATCTTTTTCTTTCTTGGACCCAACCAGTAATCTGATGTTCCCATTTTTTTCTGTTCCGCGTGTGTTAAAAAAGTTTTAGGGCCTCGAAACTGTTCAGGATTTTTTGCAAATTTTTTGGCAGTCTCCTTATGGTCACCTTTTCTATATTGTTTAACTCCTTTTGCAAGCTTATCCCTTTTAGCTTTTGTGGTAGGCTCATACTTTCCAAGGTTTATCTTATTCAAATCCTTTCCAAGCTCTTTCGCCTTTACTAATTTTTTTCCGATGTTTGCCCAGTTCATGCTATTCCTTCCATCATTGTATCTTCCTCCATCATCATTCCTTGCGGTCCGATCATTTCAGTCATTGTTGTTTCTTCCATTGAACCAAGTCCTTGTGACTCCTGAGATGGTTCTCCACCCTGTTCAAAGTTGCGCATCATGTTCATCATTCTATTTGAACCTAATTCGCGGTCTCCTCCTCCAGCGCCTTCAACAGCTTCCGCCGTCATGACAAATTCACCATCACTTAGCATCGCTGGAATGTCATCTGATGTCCCGGTTCCTGGGCCAACTGGCTCTCCACCCGGTC